TTCTCGTCAATGTTAAACTCGGTATAAGCGTTTTTGAGATCAGGAAATTCGCTCAAATACTGCAAATCCCAATCATCTTCCAACCTTGCACACATCGGGCTGAGCACGTCCATATAAAGCGATTTGTGCAGTTCTGTGATGTTTGCGAACGTGCTGCGATCCAGAATGCCAACCATGGGTGGAGGAATGTGGAACGCTCTGGCGCACTCTTCGCGGTTCAACTTTCTGCTCTCAACATACTCTGTTTCTTTTGGACTGAAAGAAATCGGCTTGAAACTCATGCCCTCTTCCAACAGTGCTGTCTTGCCGCTGTTGTCATCGCCAGCATACATTTCCTGCCATTGCTGGCGGAAGTTGCGCGCTGCCGCCTCGCTCATTTCTCTCGCCTCAAGTGGTCTTTCAATTACACCTGAAATGCGAGCGGCATTCTTCCAAAAGCCAGAACTGTACTTGGATTTCTCCCATTCCTCAGCAAGAACCTCACGCAACCCCTCAAGCGGAGATACTCCAGTTGTCGAGTTTTCTGGATTGTAAAAACGAAAATGGATAATGTCTTCTGGCTGATATTCTTTCTCGATATAACCAATCTTGTACTTTGTTGGAACTAACTCGCCTTTGACGCTCATCAGCATATAAGGCACGCGCTGAAGCGCAAATATCTCTCCGTCAGCGTTGCGGTGTTTGAGCAGATAGCCATTACCGCTGATCAACATGTCCGCAACTGCCGCCTCGATAAGCTGATATTGCGTAACCTTGTACTTTGCGGGAAGGGGTTGTTTTAAGATTTGAACAGACCTGTGATCTCGGACTCTCTCTCTGTCATTATCTTTTGACCGCGTATAGACGTGCAAACCAAGGTGAGCGATATTTCGTGCCAGGAAATCTACACAAATGCGAACGTTCATATGGTTTCGGTACATCGCCAGATAATCAAAATTGTAATCAGACCTAATCGCAGACATGACAATGTTTGATGAATTTGGCCACCAGCTTGCCGGCATGGTTATCAGGTTTGTTTCAGAGATAATTGTTGTCATGCGACCACCTGTATAAATTCGATTTCTTTGATGAAAATGATTGTTTCTCCGTCAAGCTTCCTTGCCCCATCAGGAGAAAGCCATTCGGCATTTTTTAGTACAATGCAGTCGCCTGTTTTCTTCCAGATAACGCCACGGAAATCTTTGCCAAACTTTGTGTTCACAATCACGGGCTTTAGTTCTGCGTACCATCCGAAAAAGCTCATAGCACAACCAATCCTCGGCGCTCATAGACCGAGTCTTTGCGCCCCACAGAATTACGCACCGCCCGATCGGTTGCCATGATAGCTGCGACCACCCCGTCTATTTTTTGTCTGCTCTTTTGCTTATCCGGCTTGATGTTACCAGCCGCGTCAGTCGTAACCATGACGTTATCTGCCATCCAACGCATAACCGGATGACCACCGTGCCTGACCCTGCCCTGCCTGATCAACCGCTCAACTTCTTTTGTCGGAGGTGACATTGATACGTATCCCTGACCAAATCCAATAAGCGTGAAGCCCATATTGGTAAGCGTTTGTGAAATCTGTGTCGCTCCCCATCGGTCAAAAGCAATTTCTTTGATGTTGTAAAGCTCGCCTAACCGCTCAATTTCACGAATGATATACTCATAATCAATCACGTTTCCTGGGGTGGCAATCATGTACCCCTGATCAACCCATGCAAGATACATGTCGCGATCCTTGAAGCCTGGATCGCTCAACTTTGATTCTGGCACGAAAAGCGAAGGCAGCCAAGTGTGTAACTCGTCCTCGCCACTTTCATTCGGGAAATCCAGCACAAATGCCGCAATGTCAGAAACTGACGCAAGATCAAGCCCGCCATAGCAGACCGAGCCTTCAAGCAGCTTAGGATCAATAGCTGGTTCGCCGCATTTATCCCACACGTTCATGTCAAGCCAGCGCGTTTCTTGGCTCGTCCACATATTGAGGTACAGACGCTTGAAGGTGTTTTGGTATTGCGGACTTGAAAGCGCCTTTTCAAATTCCTGTCTCAAATAGTCAATCTTTACCGTGTGACCCAAACTTGGGTTGGCTTTTTTCCAAGTCTCTTCGCTCGTCCAGTCATCCTCTGGGTCAGCTTCGAAAATTACAGGGTAAAACCAATCGCGGTGTATGATGCCTTCGGAAACTTGCTTTGCCGTCTTGTAAACCTCATAGCAGATGGATTCGCGATCATAGCCAGCCGTGCTGAACGAAATCAATAACGGCTGCCTGCGAGCGCCAAATGAGGTTTGGATCACATCATAAAGCTCACGGTCTTTTTGGGTATGCAACTCATCAAACAACGCAGCGTGCAAGTTTCCACCGTGCTTACCCCCTGCGTCAGAGGAAACAACTTTATAGACAGACGCGCCCTGTTTAACAATAATCGCGTTTCTGAAAGCGTTTACCAGTTCGTCCAGCTTGTCATTCTGTTTGACCATGAATCGAGCGGTGTCGAAAATAGCGCGCGCCTGCTCACGATCCGCAGCCACAGAAATCAGCTCCGCACCTGGCTCGTGATCTACAATGAGCAGGTAAAGAGCGATGGCTGCTCCAAGCGGACTTTTCCCTTGCTTGCGCGCGACAAACACAAACGCCTCTCTGTATCGCCTAAAGCCCGTCTCCTTGTCTTTCCAGCCAAACAAATTGCGGACAAATTCTTTTTCCCAATCCAAAAGCAAAAAAGGCTTTCCGCCCAACTCCCCTTTGACGTGGGTTATGTAATTCTCAATAAAATCAACCGCAACCTGACCTGCCACTGGATCAAATTCGTACTTTTCAAGATCGCAATTCCAGGGGTCGTACTTTTTCACGTAAGCTCCAGCTTAGGCTGTCTTGCCCAATATTCAATTCGCTTATCGGCAATCTCGATGTAATCCTGCTCTCGCTCAATTCCAATAAAATCCCGCCCTTCAAGAACGCAAGCACATCCAGTTGAGCCGCTACCCGTGAACGGGTCAAGCACAACTCCGCCCGTTGGCGTTTTTGTAAGCCGTACAAGATAGCGCATCAAGGAAAGGGGTTTGACAGTGGGATGGTGGTTTTGTTTAAACGGCATTTTTCGTTCAGTGCCATCTTGACGCAAAGGCATGCTGTCGCCAGACCATCCGGTGCTCTGAGCCTCAACAATCTCCATCCCCTCCAGCCCAGCATTGCGTTCACTTTTACTTGCCTTAGCACAGTAAAAAAAGCGAGCTGCCGAACCAGAGTCGCCATAACCAGGGTCGCCCGCCTCATAGTTTGTGCCCATCATGTTAAGCGCAGAGCCTTTGTTGCCAATGCGCCCACCTGTTGATTTGCCAGTCTGTGGAAACAATTCTACCACCTCGTCACTGCCATCGTGAATCAGATTTGAAGGAAATCGCCCCTGAACTTCATGATAGTCTTTTATAGTTTCACCTCCGTTAGGTTGAAATTTGCCAGCTTCTTTGCCGTGAACTATATGTCCTTCTGTTCCTATCCTTCCCCCGTCTATCCAAAGTCCAGCCACGCCCCACTTTAAGGCGTTCTCGGCGTACGTGCCGTCAATCGGCTTCATTGCGATTACAATCGGCTCGAAAGCGGGTTTCAACGCCGTGCCCCAACCGTCCCAGAGTTGCGCTTCGGGAGTGGAGGGTGCGGAATATATGTACTCCGCACACTCAGCCTGTCCGAATCTTGCTGAACCAGCGTTTGGCGCATGAGGTCGGCGCTCTACCACTTCCCTTTCAGCCCCAGCCATTTTATCAATCGCTTTGCTGATATCGTGCGATTTCGGGAAGCCTGACCCATATACCCAAGCGATAGTATCCCTGATTTCAAACCCAGCATCCTCAATAGCACAAACCATGCGATGATAGGTGCGAGTACCACCGAAAGCAAGTAGCAATGCCCCGGGCTTCAGCACGCGGTAGACCTCGTTCGCCCACTGCTTATTCCATTCTTGAAAAGCCAAAAGCTCAGCATGGTCAAGGGGTTTCATGCCGTTTCCCATATTAATAAGCTGATTTTTACCTCGCTTGTTTTGCCTGAACGTATCCCATTGTTTCCCCATAAATCGCAACCCATAAGGCGGGTCGGTTATGCAGGTATCAACGCTGTTCTCGTCAAGCGTGCGCATGACTTCCAGACAATCGCCTAAATGTAATTCAACGCTCATAACGCAACCCTCCTGTGACATCCTGTCTTTTCAGGCATCGCATGCCAGCTTTTCAGGGCTCACATTGCTGTTCACGATCGCCTGAAGCCCATTCTTTTTATGCCAGATGAAAGCCTGCGCCTGTCTGACAGAACCGACAAAACCTTTTTCCGCGTGCCACGCATCCGTTGCAGTTATAGCACTGATCCGGCGGAATACAATCCCGTTTTTTGTAACAGTTCTCTCGGTATGCAAGTGCCCCATGTGCATCTCTCTCCATATCGAGCCGCCCCATGCTTCAGGTGCTTCAACTTGCATCAAGCCGTCAATGCGGTTACCTTCGTCCTCACCATGAGCGAAGCCGATCAGATTGTACC